TAATCAAGCTTGTCATACATAGTAATTGGATCCATAAGTCCAGCAGAAGCCAAATCTATAGCCTGGTTAGCTTTGGTGAGTGAGTCTTTAGGTATCATTGATCCTTCTTTCACGCTAACCATCAGTTTTCTATCAAAATCTGTGTTTATAAGCTCCACAAACTCGCTAGCTCTATCTTTTCCAATAATTGACCCAATATGAGCCTCATCATAATGGACATACATCATTTGGACCATGTGATTGAATACCTGATCAGCGAACTGCTCTAAATATTCAGATATTCCTCCACCAATACGGCTAGAATCTTGCTCCCTGATAATCATTTTGCCGCGCACAGTGTTTTCTGATTGTGTACCCTGTGGAGTTGACCCTCTAGTGCCAAAGATGTTTCTAAGCTCATTTCTGACGTCTGTGAGTTGATTATATATGTCTGCTGGCAAAGAAGTTCCGGATTGTTTTGAAACTATTGCATTAGGATTGCCTGTTGGAATCCAAATAGCTCCACCTTCTCGCAATGCCTGCACTGCTTCAGTGGCCTGTGGCTGTGTTAGCCCGCTATCACCTGAAAATATCCACCCACCATTCATATCATCGACATTCTCATCAATCTGGCGTACGCGCTTATTAATGATGTCTTGGTTGGATAAATTTTGCTCGATTAGTGATGTTGAATCGTACGGACGCTTTCCAAGATTATAAATAGACAGAAAAACGTATGGTTTTTGCGGTGAATTGAAGTGATTTCTTCCAGGAATTTTTACTGTTTTTACATTGCCAAATTCATCTACTTCATCCTTATCTTCTTCCCAGTTCCAGTTAGGATTTTTTATTTTACTCAAAACTTCCTTCTCCAATGTCCAAAAAGTATATTCATCAGTGTGCCATTCCTTGTAAGGAACCATTGTACCCATCTTATCCCCAACATATCGCTTAATATATTCAGCTTTTTTTGGGAAACGAATGACCATATCGCTGGCCTTTTCTTTTTTCAACTCTCCAACATATTCTCCCTGATAAACCATGTCATCATCAATAAATCCATCTGGATCAAGTATAAGAACTTGTGGCCTAACTACAATCGGTTTAATATCATTTTTCTTCACGCTCCAAGCAATTTTCATCACTCCGCGCCTATATAATGCCCAAAATCTAGTAACTTTTTTTATTCTTAATTTAAGCCTATTGGTATCAGCCTGATAAATAAGCATCTTGCTAACCTTAGCAGCTAATTCTTCACCTTCTGCAGTGTTGTCTGATGTTACTACTGGCTCTGGGTTTTGTTTTGTGGCAATCGGCAAAAATGTTTCTAGTGCTTCAAAAATCAAGTTATCCACAGGAACGTCCGCATCATCTTGATTGGCAAATTGTTTTCCTACCCAATAGTTTTCATTTTTTTCTTCGATTGCTTTCAAAATTGGATAATGATCAGACCATTTCTTTTCCCATTGAGAAGCTAGGTCAATCAATTCATTATCTGGCATATCTAAAGTCATTTCATCTTCCAAATCGAAAACACCCTCCTTAATTTCTAAGTCTCCGGGTTTTGCTTTATTAGTTGATTTTCCTAGGCTTAGGAACGCATCAATGAATTTTCCCATAATTTATGTATTTAGACGAAGGCAATAATTTGGGTGATAACGGGTGTTCTTCGTCTTTCCTCTTTCGCATAAGCGATAAGAGCTATTGCTACCCTCTAAATACATAAAAAGTCCACAACGCCATCCTTTCGGATTTTGTTATGGACTCCTGTTGGTGTGAGTCTATATGAATTATCTATACTATACACCTGTTATGTTTTTTTGTCAAATTATGATAATTTAACATCCTCTTTTTGCATTTCCTCAATAATTCCAGCCTCAACAGTAAGTATCTGATTACCCATATAAAATGAGTTTTTTAGTGCTGATTTGACTACTTTAGCTGGATCAATAATTCCACTTTTATATAAGTTTTCCCACTTCCTAGTCACCACATTATATCCTTTATCATTGTAATAATTTTTGATAACTTTCTCAAATTTATCCTCTCCATTTTCTATAATCTGTTTTAGTGGAGCCTGCAACACCTCGCGCACTAAAATTTCAGCTTGCCCATTTCCTTTTATCTCTTTAGCTAGTCGGTACAAGGTCATCCCACCACCCTCCACAACTCCATCATCAATAGCAGACATCACAGAATTTAAAGCATCCTCTAATTTGTATTTCTTTTCTTTTGTTTCTTGTTCATTATTTCCGCCTATCCGGATAGTAGCGATACCATTTTCTAGCTTTGAAATTCTCTGTTTTAATTTTTCTTTATCTGAATCATTAGTGGAGCTTTCCATCTGAGCTTTCATGTCTGCAATTTTTTCCTTAATCTGTTTTTTCCTTCCCTTGTCGGCAGATATTACTGTATCGCGCTTACTAACAGTAACACTTCCAGCAAATCCAAGCGAATCCATTGTGAAACCAAAATTATTATCCTCTGCTAAAATTTTTGCACCGGTGATAGTTTCCAGTTCTTCAAAATCTATTGTTTTTATCAAACAAGTTTGAAAAGTTCCTTGCATTTTATTGGCCACCAAAAATCCAGAAACTTCATCAGCAATTTGTTTGGCAAAAATTACCATTGAAGTCTGTCCACCTTTCATCATTTCTTCCATCAGTTTCAACAGTTCGTGGATGGTCCGGATATGTTTATTGACTAATAATACTGCTGTATTTTTAAACTCAGCCTTTCCATTGGCTCTGTTGTTGATGAAGTATGGGGAAATAAAACCATCATCAATGCTTATGCCATCAATAATTTCTGAATGAATGCCTGGAGTTGCGGATTCCTCTATAGTCACCACGCCATCTTTTCCAACACTATTTACCACCTCAACCACTGCATTAGCAATATCATCATCCAGCGCTGAATTTCTAGCCACCTTTAATAAATCTTGTCCCTTAATCTTTTTCTTTTTGGCATCAATTTTTTTAATCAATTCATCAACGACTGCGGTTATTCTATCCCTCAATCCTCGCTGATCAGTGGTTGTTATTTTCATCATCTCGCGCAAATACGCTTGTAATAATACTATTGTAGTGGTTGTTCCATCACCTGCCTCTTCATTGGTTTTATTGGCCGCTATTTTGGCCAAAGTGGCGCCTGTGTTTTCTAGTTCATCTTCAAGTTCAACTTCTTTAGCGATAGAAACGCCATCATTAATAATACTGATTTGATTAAATACTGATTTTTTAATGATGACATTTTTTCCCCTGCCTCCCATAGTAACCCTCACAATATCAGCTAGCTTATTCACTCCATCAGTGAGTTTTTGTTTTGTTTCTCCTTGTGTAATTTGTTTCATAAATTATTTTTTATTTAATGATAATAATAGTAAAGTAGCCATAAAGAAAAATAAAAATGTCATATAGTTATTTATTAATTGTTATGCACTCAACTCTTTCAATATAACCTTCTTCTGGCTTGTTTGGATCTACAAAAATAACAATCTTACCCTTAACGTTTTTATCCATTATTATTTCTCTCAGTCTTTTTTCGATAAGTGCCATTTTCTCTATTTGTTTTATTAACATTATCTTTTGCGCCAATCCTTTTTTGGCTTTTTAAATTTAAAAATGCTTTTATCAAATGCTATTGTATCATCTGGATTGACTGAGTGAACTTCTTTTATTTTTGACATTGAGTCGCTATGAATAACATATCCCTTACCAGAAAACTTACCCATTCCAACTCTCCAGTATGTAGTGGCAAGCGCCCAGTGATCTGCTCCACTTCTCACCCAAACCTTACGCTTCACCTGTCCAGTTGTTTGGTCAAACTCTTTTATTTTTGATAAATTATTCCAGTGAAGCCAGTAGTCATGCCAGTCGTTTTCTGTGCCTTGAATTGGTATGCGCTTATCAGTGAACTCTTCAACTACTAATGATATTGTTCTGTTTCTGTCAGCTATTACCGCACCTATTTCCTCATTCTTTCCCCACCTGAATAATTCATCTGAATTTCTATCTGATCCAAATGAACATAGAAACACCCTGCCTGGATATTTAGCGCGTAATGCCCTTGAGCCTAGTAAGTCTCCGCCCTGATCAATCACTATAATGGCGCGTGGCCATCGTTCCATTAGCTTAATTATTTCTTCATATTTATCCAGTGATGAATTTAGCTCACCCTTGCTAAAATAATCATAAAAGAACAGTCCACTTTCACCTCCAACCACATAATGCACGTCATTACCTGTATCTATTCCAATTACAACTCTCTCAGATTGTGCTGGTGTTAAAACTTCTTCTGTCAGATTTTGCATCAATAAATTTTTTGTCAGTTTATTTCCACCTCCCACATAAGGCAATCCCAAAACTTTATTTGTAAAATATTCTGCTGTTTTATTATTGTAATATTTTATAATCTCTGCTGCTGTTACCCAAGGGCAAATAAACAATGGAATCCAATATCCTGACATTTCTCTATCCTTAAACTTAACTACCCATCTTCCTCTACGCCTATCATCATCATATATTTCTCCCTTACAGTGTTTGCAAATATACAATTCCTTATTTATATCAAAACTAGCTGGCCAATCTAAAAACTGTTCTTTTTCACAATGACTGCATTTAATAAACCAGTGCTTCTGATCAGACTTTCCCCAGTGCTTTGCTACTCCAGTTCCTTCTGTACTGGGATGAGAGAAGTGCCACTCGCGCTTTAGGCTGGACGCCTGGAGCCTTGTTGCATATTGTTCGATAACATCAGGCTTTGACGCATCTTCCTCGTCGTAGCAATTAAGATCAGAACTGACCATCATCGCCGCCTTTTGGCTGAATGTTCCTCGATAATAAATTATATTATCACCCACCTCTTTCTGCTGTACTGTATCTTTTTCTTTCACCCATTCTTGCAACACTGGATTTTGTGCGATCATACGATTAATTTTTCCTCCAGCAAATTGCTCAACATCAGCGTTAGTTGGCAAGGTATAAATTTCATCTATCCTTCTATTTTTTGCTATCCACATTGTTGATAAAATAGCTGCTGTTGAAAATCCAATCTGCGCGGCCTTGAAGCACACCAAATCCTTTTTTAGCCCTGCCATATCACGCAACACGTCATACATGAACATATAATTTCTAAACTCATACAATGATCCATCTTCAGTCTTAATTTTATTTTTAATGATCCAATTTATAATAGAATAATTTTCTAACTTCATTTTATTCTTGTATTAATGTTTTTTTCAACTCATCTTCATATTTGTCAGCTACCTCTTGAGCTTTTTTATCTTGCGTGGCATCTGTGTTGACGTTGAAGTTCACGCTTTTTTCTGGAGCATAAGTTCCTTCAACCTTAAAAACCATATCAGCCGCTTTCAGTCTATGCTCATCCTTACCAGTGTTTAATATCTCTCCAACAACTTGCTTAGCGTTTTCAGTATTGAAACCCATTTCACGCAAACTACTTTTTACACCCTCTGCTTCCATAATCATTCCAGGATTATTTCTAGATGAAAGTTCAGAGTATCCAGATTTTATTAGTAAGCTACTTTTATTTAAAGGTTTTTTTCTTTTTGAATTTTTAACTATTTCTAGTGCTAATTTTTTTTGCTGTTCAGTTGCCATATTCTTTTTGATATAATTTAGATGTCTCTCCGGATGGTTGCAGTAGGTCGCGCTTATGCTCAACACGATACACATCATTATCCACCCGTCCATGCTTATCTTTTCGCATAACTAATTTTTTATGGCATCGGCTACACACCTCGATAGACACTTCAGCGTTATCATTAAGCAACTCATAATCATGAAGGTGCATATTATTTTTCTATTACTGATAAAACCTTGTCCTCTTCCAGGTGGATATAATCCTTACCATCAATGGTGACTTTATCAATAGCCCACGCCTTAAAAACAATTTCCATTCCTTTTCTAATACTTTGTACTTCTGGACCAACTTCCAATACTGTTGCCCGCTCCAAAATAACATCTTGACTAGTGATAATAAGTCCGCTATCTGTTTTGTCTTGTTTTTTAATTTCAAGAAGCATTAAATTTCTTTGTGGTATCAGTTTCATAAAATTTGGTCTAAAGGCGTGTCTTTGCCTTGCTTTTCATTATTTAAAATTATATCTTCAACTTTTTGTTCTTTAATTGGTTTGATTCGTATTATACCAGCTTGCTTTTTTATTTTTGGCAACTGATCAATCGCTCTGTCCAAATTATAACCTTCTATTTTTAAATAAATTTGAACTACAATAATAAATATAGCCACTAAAAATCCCATAATAAATTCTATCATGGGTTTATTCTTCTTTATCTGATTGTAAATTAATTGGAGTTTTAGTGGCTATATTT